TCTTGTAATTGTGTTTAAAACGCCAGAACTTAACTCCGTCCGCTTCGTTATCACGGTCAACCACTTTAACGATATAGAATTTACGCGGCTTGTATGCCTTTGCAAGTTCTTTATCAGATTCTTTTCCTGTTGACATTAATTCGTCATGAATTTCAGTCAAAGGTGACCGCTCGTTGTCGTTCTTTCCTGGGTCATAGATTTTATTCCATTTACCCTCAACTTGTACTTCGTGGTACCATACTTCTTTGAAGGGTGATGACCCATCAGGTGTAGGTAGAATACGAAGACGTTTCTGTCCTGAGTTCTCATTTTGCATTAAGATTGCTGCAAAATATTTTTTCATTCTGTCTTCTTGAGACATTTTGTTTGCAGAGTTACCTCCACTTTTCGCTTTTTCATACTGTGCGAGTACAGCGTCTAGGGAATTTGTCGCCATTTTGTGTGTATAATTTATTAGTTAATATTCAAGTATAAGTGTGTCAGCCGTGATAGTCAAATTTGAAATTTAGAATTTCAAAGGTTTGTATTGTGATTCTTCTCCGTAATCGTTGAAGGTTGTTTTAATTTCTGAGGGGGTATAACTTTCAACGTCATCAGTAGTTAAAACATACTCATTTTTTCCCGATTTTTCCATGTCTTCTTCTTTATCAACGAAAAAATCTGACAATTTTTGATTAAACGGTCCTGAATCTAAACTTCTTAATTCAAGTTTTTCTTGAGGAGTTTTTTCTCTATATTGTTCAATCTTTGATTCGATATCATTTAATTTTGTAAAAATACTTCCCATATCATTTAATTTTGATTCTAAATTAGAAAGTTGATTAAATAGATTATTAAAATATTCTTCTTGTTTTGTTTCAATATTTTTTTGTGATTTCACTAAATCAGTAATTTCTAATTCTTCAGTACCCGTTTCCTCAGAACTTTCGTCACCAACTTTTTCAACATCAGGGTCATTTGTAATATCAACAGGTTCCGCAGTCGGAGGTGTTGTTGATGCGGTATCCGTACCTGCGTCAGGTGATGGTGGTAAAGCTCCCGCATCAGGTGTTGCTAATGGGTCTTCACCAGGTGCTGGTGGTATAGGTGGTAATCCAGCCTCTTGTTCAGTGATATAATTATTAATTTTATTATATCGTCTTAATTCTTCTATGATTGTTTGTGATATCGCCATTTTAACCGTTTAATAATTGTTTGAAACCTTGTGTCGTTTCTACGTTTATTTTTTTATTAGTATAAAGAGTATTGTTAACTCTTTCAATTAAACCATCTTTCATTCTGATTGTGTAACAATCTCCAGTGTCTAAATCACATACTTCTTTAAAACCATTACCTTTATCAGTTTCAGTAATTCTTGTACTTTTTCCAAGATATCTGTCTAAAATTTCTTTAGTGCCCATAATTGTTTTTTATTATAAATATATCTATTACTATAAAGATTTTACTTCAGTATCAAAATACTTTTTAATAGAATCTTCTAATTTTTTTAATTCAATTGCATTAGTCTCTTTAAAGGCGTTATAATCAATATTAGTTGTGTATGGAAAATATTTTAGATAACATTTAGCAAATTGTACTGAATACTCTGTTGAGTCAACAAAATTCACAACTTCATTTTTAAATAATCTCCCAAATCTTGAATTTAATAATCTAACACTTTTCTCTATTGTTTCAAAAACAAAATAAGGTTGACTTATATTATTTATTTCTAAACAAATATATTTTTTATCAACAATAAATTGTTTATTTGAACCTCCAAGTATACTTTCAGTTGCTGGTATATTTGCCAAATTATTATTATACATTTTTAAACCACTACCACTATCATTTTCTAAAAGAATTAAAGTGTATATTAATTTTCGTATTTCAGTATCTGTAATAAATTGAGTTATAAGGTTTTTAATTTCAAAATAAGTAACTGGTGTTGTTGTTGAGTCAATTTTTACAAATTCACTAAATGTCACACCACTAGGTTCACAATTAGCGGTTGACGGATTGGCTTGTTCATTAATATTATTAATTGCAATTGCCGAAATTTCACTTTGTGTTCTATTAGGCGATGGATTAGTTGTATTCTGAGACGTTTTACTTTGTTCAATAATATTCTTTAAAAGTTCTCTTTTAATTGTTTGTAATAACTGGTCAACTGTTGGTAATGTAAATACACTCATTCTTGTACCAGTAAAAGTTGTATCAAAATTACCAATACTTATTGAATGTGAAACACTTGTAATTAAATACGTACCTCCAAATAATGGCATATTCCTTAAAACAAAATACATAGTAGGTTGTATCATAACATTACCAAATGTATTAACCGACGCCTCGTAACTTCTTAATTTATATAAATTATATAATGATACGTTTTGGGTCGATGTTTGAGTTCCATTCGCCAAATTAGCCATTTCAAATTCTCGTTGTAATGACTCACTTGTTGGTTTACCTAAATCTTGAGATACTGTAATATTTTTAAACACACTTTGATTTTGAAGTCCAAAGTCAACCGCAAATCCAACTACTTTATTTGATAATCCGTAATCTTTTTTATCAGTTAATTTATCAACTAATGGTTGTTGTGCAGCTCGTTTTAAATCAAACCCATCATTATTATAACCATTTGCGGTATCAGGATTTTCAAGTTGTTTAGATGCTTGGTCAACATACATACAAACAAATTTTGTTTTTGTTGATTGATAATCTACGGTATTAAATGTACCAAAAAGTGAATCTGCAAAACTAACAGACCCAGTTGCGGTAGGGATTGCGTCAGGACTAGGGTCATTAACACCATAAAAATTAATATAACCAGGAATTACAAATGGTTGAAAATGGTGGTCTAAAACTATAGAATTAATAACATCAAATAAATTTGATGATACATTTTTTAAATAACTTTTTACTTTAAAGACATCGATAAAAATTTTATCACCAATATTTCTATTTGCTCTATCAACAAATAAAAAATCTTCAAATAACGTCGCCGAATTATAATTTGTTCCCGCAACCCAAGTATCATTAATTGCTTTAAATTTTTCATACTTTTCAACCTTTGATTGTAATCCATCAATAGGTGCTGGTTCTGAGCTATAAGCATTTATTTTTTGTAATGTTGGTAAACCTTTAGATAGTTCAATAAAAGTTAAATTAAATAAACTTGAAAGTTCACTACTAAAAGTAAATATAATTGAATCCACTATGTTTCTGAAACTATTTTTTGTAAACGGTCCTGCGTTATAATATTCTAATTTTTTTGTGGTAAATACTTTTATTAAATTTTGATAATAAATTATATTATCACTATTAAACTCAACATTCATTGTTGGGAAAAAATCAGTTATAAATGACCCATCATCACTATAAACTAATTGAGATATAGTTGAAAATCCAACATACAGTTCTAAGGTTTTCCAAGCTTCGGGATATAATAATTGTGAATTTGATAATGTCGTTGTTCCTCCCGATGTTGGTAAAGAGCCATTAATGTATCCTCCAGGTGGTAGTGTATCTAATAATGGGTTTGATGAAACACTACTAAAAATTCTTTCATTGTATTTTTTAGGATTACCAATTGAGATTAATTTGTTGTAACTAATATGTGAATTTAAAATGTTAGATTGTTGAATTATTTGATTCTCACGTATCAAATTAATGTCATCAATTGTTGAATTGTCAGGATTTTTATCCGTAGTAAGTATGTTTTTAATTACATTATAGAATTTTTCTTTTTCAATATCTTTTTGTGGTGATTTCGCGTAATTTAAAAAAATACTTTCAATAATATCTAATTCATCTTTTGAAAAAATTGAGAATATCTCTTCTATTGAAGAATATGAACCTTCTCCAAATAATTCAAATGGCGTTTGTGTATCGGTTGCTCCTGTATATATTTTTTTTAAATATTTGTCAGGAGGATTAATTGTAAATTGTGTAGTATCAAAATAACCGTAATTAGGTCCACCCCATAATAATCTAACACTACCATTATACATACTTGAGTTATCAACTAATGAACTTCGAGTATATCCGCTTCCAGATGTATACTTTATCATTTCCGCAATCAATTGATTATTTGTTGACGATGGTATAGTATCGTACAACCCAAACGATGGAGTTATAACATATTTATTAGCTTGAATATCTTTAACTAACACACTCATAGTGTTTATTCTAACACTTTTAACATTACCCGGTGTTGTAATAATATCATTACCAATTGTTGTTCCTGAACCATCTAAAATCCAAATATTTTTAGATGTAATCGCATCATTAATTTTATTTTGAATATCAATCGTAGTATCTGTTGATGAAAATAAATTAACACCATTAACCAAATAATAAAAATCATTTATTAATTTTGGATAAAACCCTAAAGTAAATCCTTGTGACGAGAGCGCATCTTGTTGTAAAACAATCGTATTGTTTTGGATGATATATGGTGTGTTTACCTGACCATTAACTGGGTCATAGTTATTTGTATAATCAAAATTGTTCCAAATATTGGAAAGGATATCAACACCATTTTCTTTCCAATTTTTATATCTATACCATATTGAACCAAGTTTAGCAATCCATGGTAATGGTAAAGCGTGAATACCTGAATATTTTTTTAACGTTGTTGATATAAAATCTTGTTTTATAGTACTTGATAGTCCTCCAATTATCGTATCATTTAATGCATATCTTTCCCTTGTTGTTGTTAAAGGTAAACTGTTCAAAAATAAATAAGACGCAGTTATATACGGATGGTCTGAACCATTTCTTTCATTTTCAATACCTTCTTGTATTGCATTAATAAAGTATGGGGTATTAAGAATTGAAGTTGTTTGGGATTGTGTTAATTGTGAATTTGTACAAGTAATTTTACCTTCAGTAAAAATATATTTATCAACTGTCCTGTTTGTATAAAAGGTATTTAAGTTTACTTCTGATGAAATAATTTTGTTCCCTCTAATTTTTAAATCAACAATTGGTAAATTAGGTAAATTACTATTATACCCCAAACCAATAGCGTCATTTACATTATAATTTGTAATTTTTTTATTAAAGTCATTATAAAATAATGAATGTCTTGTACTATATACAATTTCCCTTGTTAAAATTGACCCGTTTTCTAAATTATTATTACACCAATTTAAATCAATAAATGGATATATGTCCAAAGAATTAGTTTTATAACTATCATTTTTTATAACATCTTGTACTAATTTTGTAACGTTAGATGTAACTAATTGAGTTTGTTCAGGTAAATCTTTATTTAAAATTTTAAAAGCGTTATTAACTTCGTCAATTAAATATTGGGTTGTAAGAAATCCATTTGAATATTTTGCGTAACTTACTTGAAATGAAGATAGTAACTCATTAAATAATATTACAGACCTCTCCCGTCCATTTTTAAGAATATTAATAATTTCTCCATTATCATTTCTAAGACCTTCATTCATATTAGCAAACTCAGTTTGACTTAAAAAAGGAAGAATATCATTAAACCCATTATTTGAAAACCCATTAAGTGTCACTATTAATTGTAATCTTTCAATAATTTCAAAAAAGAAATCAGGTAATACCAAATTACTATATGGTGTATTTGTTGGTATTGTATCAAATCCTGAAATTAAATTTCTTAATACTACATCTGTATTTTGTTTTGATTCTGGAATATTTGGTGGGATATTTCTCATAATAAATCCTTTCACATATTCCTCAACAAATTGTACTTCAGGCCAAGCTTCGTAATCATTGGCACCTGTTTGATTAATATGATTTGGGTCACCAGGATATTGTATTTCAAACTTCTCAATACCATCAATAGTTTTACCAACAACATATTGAGGCCACGGATATACAGGTGAATCTTCATTAGGTTTTTTATCAAAACCAGTTATACTTTGTTGTCTTTTTATATTTCTTCTTTCATTAAACGCTTTAGTATGTACATCTTCTAATAATAATAGATAAGCTTCTGCTGATGCAACAAGTACACCAATAATATTTCTTATTGTGGGTTGAAATCCAATACCTTTAGATGATTTTAATATTTCTAAAAGTTGGTCTGAAAGAGTAACTTCTAATTCGTCTTTATAGGAATTTAATTTTGTTTTAATTTTTTGAATATATGTTGAAAATCCATTTTTCCCTTCAACACTTAAAAAAGGTGGTATATTTGTATTTTTTAAAACAAAAGTATCTGTTATTTCTATTTTTAAATCATCAATTTGAGTTGTAGTAACACTTGAACCACCAACTCGTTTTAATACAGTCCTTTCATATTCAAAATCAGAAGGAGTTAATGTCGGTGTTAAAGAATTTAAAATATCTGCACTTTTAATAGGAATACTATATAACCCACCAGTATCACCAAACGTGATATTTTTATTAAGAATTGCAACTTTTGTTTCAATTATTGTTTTTAATTCACTATATTTATCAACGGCAGTTGAAGCTGAAAGATAAGTATAAACATTAATATTAGTTGTGTCTTGTTTTACAACAAAAGGTTTAGATAAATTAAGATATGTATTAAACCAAGATTTACTATTTAAAAAAACGTCAGAATATAATTCATTTAAAACTCTTAAATATTTTTCATAATCAGTTAAAGGATTTAAGGACACTTGTCCCAATTCTTCTAAACTAGTGTTAATAAAAGTTTCTAATCTTTCAATTAATGATTGTACAGTTAATTCAGGGAAATCTTCAGGTAATAAACCTTTTGATTTATATTTTTTATAAACTTCAACAATTTTATCATAACCCAAAAATACTGTAGATGTTGTAAAATTTTGTGTAATATTATTATTTAAAATATTTCCATTATTAAAATTATCAATTCTATTTGTCTCATACATCTGAGGAACTGCATACAAATCACTCATGAACAAATCTCTCAATACTGAAAACGTAAATGATTTAAGAGTTAATGTTATTTCAAAATTACCATTCGATGAATTAAACGCCCCATGGAATTTATCAAGTACTAATTGATATCTTATAGCCTTACCATACCACCCTTTTAATGTTAAATAAAAAACAGGATATGGTAAGTTAAAAAACGCAGAGTAAATTGAATCGTTACCGCTTTCAAATAAAGCTCGACCTCTAACATCTTCTAAATTAACAGTAAATTGAGCAACATATGGTTGAGTTACTTTATAACTAATTTGAGTAATACCTAATAACTCACCATTTATTTCATCGGCCTTTCTAGACTGTGATTGTAATTCAGTCCATTTAGTTGTTAAATAATCTTCGCCAGTCGGTTTTAAAAAATTAATTTTACCAAGACCTAATGTTCTAAGTTGTTTGTTTCCTCCCCCAACAATTAATTTACTTCTTGGTTGTAAGTTACATTCCAAGTTAGCGTACATTACTAATTCTTCTTGAGCAATGTTTCTATCACTTACCTGACCACCGGGCAAATCAACTTTATTAGGGTCAACTATAAAAATATTTTGATAGTCATTTTCAATATGTATATTATCTGCCATAATAGAAGAACTGTTGCTCTAATGCACCTTTATAATCTAATAAGGAATTAATCAAAGGGAATGGTATTGTTAAAATGGCATTATTTGGAATATTAATTTCAGAACCTCCGTATTTACCATTTGCTTGTAATATTAACCATCCAAAAAAAGGTGTTCCGTAATACAATTGAGATATTTTATCTAACCTTGATTGCCCGATAATATATATGTGTTTTTTATCAGTAGACTTGGATTGCAGATTAACATATGGTACAACTGTTTGTTGTCCATTAACTATAAATCCATCATATCTATTATAATATTCTAACGCCATTAATTAAATTGTTTTTTACCATTAAAGGTTTGATTATCGTTATTTGAATTTACAGAGGAAAATAAACTTTTTAAACTGGTTAATTGTGTATCTGTAACTCCTGATGTTGTAAAATTATATACCCTTGGGATTCCTTTAATTGATGAATCGTTTATTTGTGGGTTATAATTAAGATATTGCTGTGTCTCAGGTTCTTTTTTAAACTCAGTAAAAGTTTGAACAATTGCACTATTCCAAGAGTCTAATGTTGGAGTAATAATAGTATTTACTGTCAAGTTAACACTACTTATGGTCTCGGCTGAGCAACTTGGGATAAGATTGGTAGTTAAAGCTTTAATAAATTGTTCTCGTTTAGTAGAATCTTTTAAATCATCATAAAATAATGTAAATAAAAGATTATTTGTGTCTGAAACAATTCCTCCAAGAGGAACAGTGTTTAAAGAACTAAAAAACTCAAAATATGGTGAGCCGCTACCACTAGGTAAAAATTGGTTAGCTGAAAGCAAATTATAAAAATTTGTAATACCTGAACAAACTAAAGAATATGCGTCATTAAAATCAGTATCGGTAGATATTAAATATCCTTTAGGAACTCCGTTAAGTAATGTTTTTCCATCTAATTGACCTCCAACTATTGAATTTAATTTTTCAATATTTTGTATATATTCAGCTTGTTTATTTGCAAAGTCTTGAGCGTCTGAATTAACATTATTAAAAGCATCATTAATTTTAGTATCAATTAAATTTTTATAATTAGTTTTAACTCTATTAGCCGCAAGGTTCGTAACACTATTATCATCAATTAACGCCTTTATAATTGTTTCATCGCCAGTATCTATTTCAGATTTTAATTGGTTAGCAACTTCTGTTAAATTTTCACTAATACTACTTGGTTTACCATAAATTTTACAAGGTTGTGTTAACCCCGAAATTTTAGCATCACCATTAACAAAGTTTCTATCAAATGTCATTTGAGAGTAAATTCCAAAATTGTAATTATTAATTGAACTTTCAATAAAGTTTAAAGTTGTGTTAAAATAACCTTGTGTATCATCAATAAATTTACCAAAGAAATCTGTATATTGTATGGTACCTGTTTGTGTTTCACCAGATGGTATTTCCGTTAAAATAGTACCAATTGTGTTATTTGTACGTTGGTCAACATGTTGTAAATCATTAAATGTTGCTAAAGGTTCCGCAAAAACAATAGCGTCAAATAACGCATTGTCTATAAAAGTTGTTTCTTCTGTTGCGTCCGCTCGTTCATCATACATTTCAGTATTTGCATAGAAATTAAATGATAAGGCGTTTTGTAATCTATCTATAGGGCCTTTTAATCCACTACCACCAATAAGTTTAAGACCTAATGTTACCTTCGCAATCATTGGTTGTAATCCAATACCTTCAGGATTAATGTCTAAATTTTCATATGTAATTGATAATTGGTCAGGAATTGCTTTTGTATTATAAAAATCACCAATTCTAATTACTAATACCGGTGGAGTACCAAAATTTGTATTAAATGTTGAAGTTGATGTATCTTGTTGACCTTGTTCATTAATGACTGGTATTGTGTTACCAGGTCTTGTACATTGATTTAAAAAAGTTAATCGGCTATTTAATCCTTCAGGAGTAATAGCGTGAAATGCCGGTTGGAAAAATTTTACTTTATCAGTAATTGATGTATAAACAAATGGGTCAGTTTGTTTTAACACTTCAAAATAATCACATTCATTTAAAAGTTTTGTTCTTAACAATCTTTTACTTAAATTCTTTTTTAATATGTCTTGAGAATTTTGTGGTGGTAAACCATTAACGGCGTTTGAATTTGCAATATTTTGTGAGTTAGTATTAGAACCAGCATTTGCATTTGACGGATTTTTAGGATTAACAGTAATACTTTTAAAACTAACATATCTAGAACACATTGCAACTAAACTATATGTTTGTGCTGATTGAGCCAAAGTTACCAAACAATCAACAGATATTGGTGTACCATCAGATGGTTTAGTTTCAGCAGTTGTTAAAAGTAAGTTTGAATAAATAAATTTAACTGTACCATCTTGGATATATTTAGCCAATTTATTATTATTACTATCAGATAGATTAGAAAAAAATAATTTTAACGACTCAATATAGTTTTTATTTCTTTCTTCAGATGCTGTTGTACTAATAGACGGAAATTTAATTCCATTCATTTCTATAACAACATCACAATTTTGTGATGTTACTGCCTTTAAAATTTCATCTCTTAATACCACTAATTTATTATAATTTTGAGTAATAACAGGAAATAAATTAGATGTTTCACCTGAGAAATCTGAGTAATTTAAATATAATGGTTTTTCTAAAATATATTTATAATAAACCGTTTCATAGTCAGTCGATTTAATTGTAGAATCCCATTGTGGGAAATACGCACCAAATCCTTGGTAGTCTGAAAAATTAGGTAAATTTTGAGCCGTTGAGCTATTTTCTGCCAATTCTGTTGTAATCACATTTAATTGTTCAGCAGAACTGTTATTACTTGATAACACACTTTCTTGTAATTGTTTAAGTGTTTGAATGTCTAATGTTGCAAATTTTTTGGCTAATTCATATAAATCAAATTTAGCGGCACCAGCAAAAAATGATTCTATTACCGAATCTTTTTTATCTGTTAAATCATTCTGTAATTCTTTTTTAGCAATTAAATTTAAAACTGAAGGGTGGTCAACAATAATTGAAAACGATATCGAACCACTTCTACTTGTATCTTTATACGTATAAATTGGTTCAGGTCTACCTAAAAATGATGTTGAATCAAAACTAGGTGAAATAGTTTCACTAAATGTTAAATCATAAGGTGGAAACCACATTATTCGTCCTCCATTAGGTCCTTTCTCACATCCAGGTAAATCATTAAACAAAGCACTTCCTTTCCAAGCCAAATTCTCGATTGAAAACATATATTTTTTAACTTGCCCATTAACTATATTTGTCGAACCTTGTCCTTTCAATGGGGCAATGTTTAAATTATAAGTTGAGTCAAGTACTGAATTACTAAATTTTCTTATATTACCATTTGTTTCACCACCACTTGTATTTGCTACCGTACTTTGTAAATCTTGATATTGTTGGTACGGTTTATCTTTGGTGAATAATCTTCCATATTCTTTACCTACTAATTTACCATCAGTGTTTTGGTATCTAATAACTTTAGAACCTTTTGTTAATTCTTTATACCCATCATTAAAAACTTTTGACATTTGATTAATAGCGTTACCCGCATGTAATCGTCTAGCCAATCCACTAGCCGGAGCCGAATCTATTAATCTTTGTGTATTATCTAATAATGAACCTGGTTTAAATTTGTAGTTTAAAGATGAAGAATATCTGTCAGTTAAATTAACTGCGGTATTGTGACTGTTATCAACCCCAAATTGTTTTCCTTCAGGTCCATACAAAGTTCCAAAATCCTCATCACCCGTTTTTGTCCAAACAAATCCTCCAACAATAGTATTATTATCATTTAATCCAAACGCTAAGTTTTGGTCTCCTTCATATAATTTACCAACCGCATCAGGGCCTAATACAACCGCGCCAGTCGGTTCTCCGTAGGCGTTAAATGGTGTTTCACCTGCGGGTGATGTTACATACTTTAATTCGTCTTTACCACCAACATATAGATTACCACTATTATCTTGTTCATTTTTTCCAATATTACCAAATATGTTATTTAATAATTGTCCAGCCTTAGTAATATTTCTATCATAGTTTGGACTATATCGGTTATAATCTAAATTAGCAAATAAAATTGATTTTTGACCACCTCCAGTATTTGCTAAAAATTTTACAGAAGCACTACCGTCATTATTACTTAATCTTTGTACAAATCTACCAAGTCCTGTTTTAGGTTGTCTTGGTGAAAAATTAAAATAGTCACCCTCAATTGGTGAGTAAGGTAAATAAGTTCCCGTTATTCTTTGAGTTAAATACACAACAGAATCCCCGACCCCATCAGGAACCGTGATATGATAATCTAAATAACTTAATTGTGCTTGATTGGTTGCAAGTAAAGTTGATTGTAAAGGATTGCTATTAATTGATAGGTTATTAGCAACACTTGTTTGTCGTAGTTCTTGAGCAATTCTATATTGAAACGCCTTTCTTAATTCAAGAACTGATATTTGTAATAAGTAAGAGTCCTGTTGTACTAAATTATCTGAACCAAAAATGATATCCGCCAAAGAATAATTTCCAACAACAAATGGTAAATTTAATGGATTGTAATCACTTGTACCATTATTTTTTGATAAAATTTTTGTATCCGCAAAAAATAAACCTTCGTAACCACCATTAGGTATAAACCTATTACTAACTTCAGCTAAGTTAATCCATGGTTCATTAATCAAATCCATATTGGTATCGTTTTGTAACGGCCAATATTCTAATTGATTACTTGAGTTTTCGTTTACCTGTCCTGTTGTCTTATTAATAAATCCTGATGCGTCTTGAAATCCACCTGTAGGTCCATATTGATTTGGTATAATCTCTTGTTGGGCCTCAGTAAAAATTTCAGTATTAACATTTGGAGAATCAATTACTGAATTATCACTAATGTTAGTCTCATAATAAGGTTCAGAATTTGACGACTGAAAAGCCCCTTCAACATTATATGGTTGTAGGTTTCTCGTAACAAGACGATTCCTAAAAAACTCTGAATTTGAATAATC